TAAGTTTCAAGCTCATTAGCTAGATACTCCCCATTGGTAAAGTTTGCCTTCGTAACCAGAATCTTGATTTGGGAATACCTTGAACATGACATTTAAAACTCTCTGGGTCTCTCTGTCAAAACCAATATCGAATGCTCTATACGGAAAGCACTTGTAAAGCAGAACCCAAGTCTTTTCGTCTGGGTCAGGAACATTATCACAGAGCGGTTGGATAAGAATCTGTTTGGCATCGTCGTACATGCTGCAACCAGACTTTACTGAGAAGACAGCAATATCTTCACCTCCAGACTCAACTCCTTCAAGCAAAGCTATGAGCTGTGTCAATGTACTTCTAGTCATCGGTACACTAAGTTCAACAACAGTGCCGGTAAATACTGCATCAACCGGAGTTTCGCCATAGCCCTCTTCTTGAATATCAGAAATACTGTCGGTGGTAGTGAAAGAGACTGTACCAAGAACAGGATTAATCACAAGATTTGAATCTCCATAATCCCAAGTCAAGCGTACCGGTCCTTTGTCTTTAAATGGTAGTTGTGGCATTTCTTTATACCTCCTATTAAATTTCTGAAGCTTTACGGTGGAAACTCACTCGCAATACTCCAGATGAAATTTGTCGAAAAAACGTATAATCCTACCTCATTAGGATTCTCTATTACAGCCGGAAGACCGACTGCATTAATAACCATAGCACAATAAGGGGGGCCACCGTCAACTGCTGGCAGCGTCCAGCCTGCTGTGCCATGTATTGATTCATAGATACAATAAGCATCATCTCTAGCTTGAAAATAACTCTCAGCTCTATTCCATACCTGTATTGATTTCTCTTCCCAATCTGCTAGATCAGGCACTACAGTTCCAGGCGATGTCTCTAGTATAACAACACATCTTCTTGGCGGTTCAGAGCCTGATGGTGTTTTTAGTGGCAGTGAGCCAACAAAGAGATTAGTGCCTATAGCCAAGTCACAGCCACTGAGACTCTCAATAAATGTTGCTATAGACTTCAGCACTGTGTTCATTGCGTGGCCTCTTTTATTTTGTCTGCTATTTTCTTCATGTATTTTTTCATATTCTTCTCAAGCTTTGATTGCAAGTATTTCGGCCCCGAGCCTGGCTCTGACCAGTTCCAGTTCGATGATGCTTCATGAAGTCGAGCTGCATACTCTGTGTTGAAGCCAAAGACAATACTGATGCCCTTTCTACCTATCTGAGCCTTACCGATTGCTTGTGACCGACGCAGTGTGCCTGTTTTCTTTGGTACAGTAGGTTGCTCATTCACAGCATCAGCAAGTACAGAAGCAGCAACCTTCTCAAGTGCTTCTGCTGACTCAACCTTATGCTTCTTCAAGTACTTCTCAAAGCCTTTGTTAAACTCCGAGAAATCCATGTAGAATCCTGTCTTCTTGTTCATTTCACATATACCTCTATATGATGCAGAGTTGCTGAGTTCTGTATCTCTCTCACTTCAATGACTGAGTACTTGATTCCATTGAACCTTATAATGTCCTCATGACTGACATTCACAGATGCATCAAAAAAGAACTTGCCTGTACTCAAGACTTCTTCTCCTTCGATATTTCTTACAACCTTATGATGCCTCATGTACCTGCATTTAATGTTGCTCTGTACAACTTCAGTCGGCTCATTCCACTTGTCAAATGTTCTCTGTATGATATCGCAGGTATTAATCAGCAGCCCAGTGTAAGACATTTATAATCTCTCCTCAATCATAGTTCTCAACTGCCTGACTCTATTTCTCACACTGTGATTTGTTCTCACATATAAACAGCCATCTTTTCTTATTTTCTCAAAACAACCTGGTTCATTTAATACTGCTTCAACCTGGGTGAAGATATTAGCTTTAGATATCGGCACATAATGCTCCCATGCAACAAATCCAGCCTTGTCTATATCTTGCGTTTTGATACCAAGAAGAAGAGTACCGGCCGCTGGTATTTCAAAATATTTAGCAACGCCATAGTGATAAATTAAATCGGTAGCGATTGAACAGAAGTATTTATTCAGCGTCTCTGCGTAACTCTTATTGATGCAAGCATTGATTTCCCATTTCTTCATCGGTGATGGGTCATGCCATCTAGGATGACGCATAACTCTGAAAATATCTTTATACTCTTTCCTTGTTATTTCTCTCGCTATCCAATTTCTTAAAGGATATATTCTCGGATTCCTATGTCCAGTTATCAAGCATCTCATCATTGGCTTCTCTTGCAATTTCAATTTTGCATATCTGCTGTGAGGTGCGAAATATAGAGGAAAGAATATGAACTTCTCTTTATATTTAGGAAACTTTGAACTGAAATGATTGATATATGTCACAAGCATCAGGTTTGCTCTCTCTGCTACTGGCTTCATTATCTGCTCTTTGAAACTGTGAGGACCGGTTAGAAGGTAGATTATTTTTGGTGATTTAAGATTTACGGATTCCATGAGCAATTCTTTCCCATGAACGGCTGCATAAATTAGAAGAATATCAGCATTTTTTGCATCATCAGTGAGATGCGTAGAATAGATGACATTGAAGCCGAGCGTCCGTTTTACGGAACGAAAGAAATTTCTGACTCTGTCTGATATTTTGTTATTCAGAAATATCGGATGTAAATATGCAATTTTTTTCATATCCTTCTCCATGCAATAAGATTTAAACCCCTGCGGTCTCTCCTGCCGAGAGTCGAGGTCTTAAAGCCAAGCTCTTTGAAAAATTCCGGATATAGATGACTTCTATGAACTTCATACGGATTCCCCCTTACAGCTTGTTGAATATATAGCCCCCACGGACAGGCAAGAATCAAAACCTTTTTCGTATGCTTAAACAGCTCATTAAATATATCAGGTAATAACTCTTTCTCTACATGCTCAGGCCCATGCCACCACATAATAACATCAAAGTTTCCAAGCGGTATTTTGTTCACATTTCTTACATCAGCTTGAATGATATTGAATCTTGAATTCTGTCTGTAGTAAAGCACGTTTTCCGTCCAAGCTTCCATGATTGTTATTTCGTAATTTTTCTTTATGAAATATGACAGCATTTCTACCCTTGCTTTGCTTGCTCCAATATAGAGCAACGTCTTATAATCTAATAAGTCCGGCACAGCAGCAAATGCTTGTCTTGCTCTAGCTATATTCATTCAGTCTCTCCCGATGATGCCAGAGTGAAGCGTCAATAAATTCTTCTATTACCTCAGTATTATCAGGTCTCTTCAAGCCTAAGAAGCTGCAAACTTTTTCAAGCTCTGATTGCCAGTCAGAGAAGTAGTTGTGATAGTATGTTCTGATATAAGGTAAGTCTTTTATATTCTTTTCAGCTTCTGAGCAGTAAAAATTATAAAGCTCTCTACATTTCTGAACTGTAAACTTATTTCGTTTTTTTAAGCTCACAGCCACTTCTACGAACGGCCTAAAGACCAGAACGGCTTTCAGTTCTTCTGGCTCTATGACTTGCTGCCAGAACTTCAGTGTAAGGCAAGCCCTCGGATCTTTCCAGCCGACAATTCGGTCTTTAGGCCATTTTGAAACAAATTGCTTCATTTTCTCAATCACCCATTGAGGCGCTTCATTCACGGGCTTGCATTGTCTCCAGCTTGTTTTATTTGCTCTGAGGATTTCGATATTCAATCCGAGAAACTCTCTGTCCTCAAAGTGGCCTCTCGGATTATCTCTCAATCCATTGAGAAGATTATTACCGAGATAGAGGCCACACAACTGGAGCAGGCCAGCAACCATTGAAGTTCCTGAGCGGTGCATCCCACAAATTATAACCTTCATTTCAATCCTTCATATATCACTGTAATTTTTTCTTTATTCTATCTAAAATTTCATCGATCCTGTTTGAGGCCCTATGATATTTCATGGCAAATTCAAATCCTTGTTTAGCTATAATTGTAGCTTGGGTTTTATTCTTTAAGAAGTATAATATTTTTTCTTTGAGTTCTTCAAGCCCCCGGTCTGAAGGTTCATAGAATATGCAATGCTTATTGTCTATAAGTGGATGTTTCATTGGTGAGTAAATTTTATCAATAAAAACAAGAGCTTTGCTTGCTAAAGCCTCCCAAGTCCTAAAGTCACCTTCCCATTTTGAAGGATTGCAGGTCACTATAATTCTACTTTTTTTTAAGCTTTTCCAGTATTCTTTCATTTTAGGTGAGTTAAAATTCCCTCTGACCTCATTATTAAGTTGGCCTATCTGTGTTTTTCCTTCTATTTTCAAACTTTTTACAAGATTCAAAACTCTTGACCTATTGGGGTTATTGCTATTAGGTCTTAATGTGCACGAAAGCAATATATCTTTTTTTATATCCTTTCCGATTAAAAACTCATCCATAACTGCCATTGGTAAATGATAAAAATTGCAGGGTCTCTGTAAGGGCTTTTTAATCACATAATTTTTTTTAGCTACGGGTTTAACCCAGCTTCTTTTAAAATATAAGAGACTCTTAATAGGATAAATAGAATAAGGGGAGTCTTGGTAATCAATAAAGATAGTTTTATTAGGTTGAAAATTAGCAAATTCCGGATTGCTTTTGAGACAAGTATAGAATAGGAAAATAAAATCGCTCTTCTTTGGCGTATTAACAAGTTCTATTTTAGGATTGTTTACGAGACCTTGTTTTATGAGCTTATAGCTCCTTGACATCTGGCTAACTGGGGGGTAATAAACTTTAATCATTTTCTTTTAACTCTATAAACAACAAATTTTCTTTTACCGTCATCATAAAGAATTGACTCTGATATAATCGTGAAGAGAACCTCAAGCTCTTGTTTGAACCTCTTTTCTTTATGATAATATTGAGTACCTTTGAAAGAAAAGCCTTTCCCAAGCCAAATACCCATCGCAGCAATAGCAGATTTCTTCATGACCTTGGCGTATTCTCTGAGACCCTGCCTGTAGTTGAGCATCCTGCTGAGCGGGCCGAAAGAGACAAGAGCAGTGATGCTACTGTCGGAATTAGGGAGAATTAGCCTGCCGTTTTTGATATCATTTTTAGTCGATTGCAATATAAGTTTTTTCCTTCCGAATACTTTCTTTTTGATTTTTTCTAGCTCTTTCCTCATTGTAAATTCTCCAGACATTTATTCATCCATTCAACTATTTTGACTGGTGTGCAGCAGTCTTTGAATAACTTTTTTGCTTGAGTGCCGATCCTGATGCATGTGTCTCTATCGTTGATGCACTGCTCTATTACACTGAGCATATCAGAGTAGTCATCTCTGCAAGCAATGTAATGGACACCTGGCTTTAGCTCTTGCCAGTATGGTAATACAATATCAAGTTGTGGTGAGATGGTACAAGCTCCGAATGCCATATATTGAAACTGGCCTCTGTCCAAGATATCATTCCTAGCACCAGGCACGCATACAGATACAAGGCACTTATTGACTTTCTTCCAGAATGTCTTTTTATCTGTTATTGAAGTATCCACCTGACCACCAAACCAATCAATCAATCTGTATTGAACAATCTTTCTTCTTTTAAATGCTGCTGCTCCAGGTATCTGATTGCTGAGGATCATACCGCTTGCATTGTATCTGAGCATCTTTTGAAGGCTGAAATATTCAGTCCAATCGTAAAAGCTTATCGGAGTTAATGGGAAAGTATTTTTCAATTCTTTGTGTCTCTTATAAGAATAATGAAATCTGAATTGAGCGTCATACTTTGAATAATCATCAGCCACAGTAAGATGGTCACGAAAATCAATGAGGATGCTCCTATCTTTATAGTGCATGACGAAACCTCGGCCTTTTCTCTTATCTCGGTAGAGCTTCACTTCAATATTAGCAGCTTTCAACAGCTCAATAATAAACTTATAGTGAGTGTCATAATATCTCTGACCTGTATATTTAGGTACATAAGCTGTATCGTTCATGTCAGTTCTCCGAGTTTTTTGAGTCTCTTTTTTCCTAACTCAGTAGCAAGCTCAAAGCTGTGTCCCCAAAACAGCTTCTTCTCTCTTCTCAATTTCATCGTCTGAAAGTCTCTATCTCTTACTTTATGAGCAACTTGCCACGTTTTGTCTTTCAATCTTTTATGATGTACAAGAGCCGATTCACAA